AATGCAGTTGAATTTGTTGAGAAGAAAGCAACGTTCGCCATATTTGCAGCAAATGCTGCTGTGTTAGGCGCAAAAGCAGGATTTACAAATTAAGAAGATGAAACTAATTACAGAAGAAATTTCAAGCGTTAAATTTATCACCGAAGGAAAAGGTGCTAAAAAGAAAATGTATATTGAGGGAGTATTCCTTCAAGGTGAGATGAAGAATCGTAATGGAAGAGTTTATCCAATCAATACTCTTGCTAAAGAGGTTGGTAGATATAATGAATCCTTTATCACAAAAGGTCGTGCTCTTGGAGAATTAGGTCATCCTGATGGTCCAACAGTAAACCTTGATCGCGTTTCTCATAAAATTACATCTCTTGTTAGAGAGGGGAATAATTTTAGAGGTAAGGCACAACTCCTTGATACACCAATGGGTAAGATTGCAAAGTCTTTAGTTGGTGAAGGTGTAACACTTGGTGTTTCTTCTCGTGGCGTTGGTTCATTGAGAGAATCTCAAGGATGTAAAATTGTAGGTGAAGATTTTCAGTTAGCAACTGCTGCTGATATCGTTGCCGATCCTTCTGCTCCTGATGCTTTTGTTCAGGGAATTATGGAAGGTAAAGAATGGGTTTGGGATGGAGGTATCCTTCGTGAGCAACTCGCATCTAATACTCAGAAGCGTATTAACACGCTAGTAGACCAAAAAAGATTAGAAGAACACAAGTTGGATTTATTCAACGATTTTCTTTCAAATCTTTAAGTTCTATAAATAAATACAGATTATAAAGATCTAATACAAATGTCCGTTGGTAGCAAATTACAAGAAATGGAAACTAAAATCGACGAAAACGTAGTCACTAAGGGTGCCGCTAAAGGTGAACCTTTACCAAAGGGTCCACAAGGTTCAACACCTGGACAGGGTGCAATTGAAGATTTAGGTGGTCCTACTCCGGAAAACTACAAGCCTGATGATGATTCAGCGAAACTTAAGACTCCTACTCTTTCTCAAGTGAAAGATGTGGTTAATAAAGGTGCTAAGCCTGCAGAAGCCGCAAAGGGTGTTAAGGAAGAAGAGGAAAAATCTGAAGAGGTTGTTTCCGAAGAACCCACTACTGAAGAAGAAGTGGTCGCTGAAGAAGAGACTACAGATAAAGAAGTGGTCGCCGAAGAAGAAACTACTGAAGAAGAAGTAGTCGCTGAAGATAAGATTGATGTCGAAGAAGACATTAACGCTCTTATTGCTGGCGAAGAACTTTCTGAAGAGTTCCAAGAAAAGGCACGTACAATTTTCCACACTGCTATCAAGGCGAAGGTTGACGAATTGACTGAAGAAGTCAAAGCTTCTCAGGAGGAAAAACTCACTGAGGAAATCGCAAGTATTAAGAAGAATCTATCCGAAAGAGTTGATTCTTACTTAGAGTACGTTGCTGATGAGTGGTTCAATGAGAACAAACTCGCAGCAGAAGCCGGACTCAAAACAGAAATGACTGAATCATTCTTACAAGGAATGAAAGGTCTATTTGAAGATCATTATGTAACTATCCCTGAAGAAAAATATGATGTATTGAATAGTATGGTAGATAAACTAGATGATATGGAGTCCAAACTCAATGAGCAAATTGAAAAGAATGTTGCTCTAAATCGCAGGTTGGCCGAATCAACAGCAGATGTAATTTTTGCTGATGTGGTTGACGGACTTGCTGACTCCCAGAAAGAGAAGCTTGCTTCTCTAGCGGAAAATGTTGAGTTTGAAAGTGAAGAGAACTATCGTGAAAAACTAGCAACACTTAAGGAATCTTATTTCCCAACTAATGCTGGTCAGACTAGAGACACATCTGAGAATCTGTCCGAAGGAAATGGAACTGGTGAGTATCAAGCCAATAGCGGCGTGATGGAATCGTATCTTCAGACACTTAACAGAGTAAACAATCTCTCTAAGAAATAATTATTAGATTAAAGTTTCAAACAAACATTTACAAAGGTAAAAAATCAAATGCACGCTCCTATTAATCAGGATGCTCTGCAGGAGAAATGGGCACCCCTACTAGATGCTGAAGGTCAAGACAAAATTTCAGACCCACATCGTAGGGCGGTAACAGCCGTTCTTCTGGAGAACCAAGAACAAACAATGTTGGAAGAAAGAGCATTTCTTTCTGAGCAACCAACAAACAGCACAGCTACTGGATCCAATCCAGGTCTAGGTGCTGCTACAACAGGCGCACTACAAGGTTTCGACCCTGTATTGATCAGCCTTATTCGTCGTTCAATGCCTAACTTGATCGCTTATGATCTTGCTGGTGTTCAACCGATGAATGGTCCAACAGGACTTATTTTCGCAATGCGCTCACGCTATACCAGCAATACTGGTACAGAAGCGTTCTACAACGAAGCAGATTCTGCATTCTCTGGTCAGAATGAAGGATTCGACCTTACCAATGGTATGGGTGACGCTTCCGTTGGTATTGGTACTACTTCTCAAAGTGGTTCCAACCCAGGCGCACTTAACCCATCTACAACTGCTACTCAGAAAGCATATGCAGTTGGTCAGGGTATGCGTACAGATGACGCTGAAGATCTCGGTACATCCGGTGATGCCTTCAACGAGATGGCTTTCAGCATCGAGAAAGTAACTGTTACAGCGAAATCCCGTGCTCTAAAAGCTGAGTACAGTTTAGAACTAGCACAAGACCTCAAAGCAATCCACGGATTGAATGCAGAAGCCGAATTGGCAAACATTCTTTCTACTGAGATTCTTGCTGAGATCAACCGCGAAGTTATTCGTACTATCTACAAGACTGCTAGATCTGGTGCACAAACTAATGTCGCCACTGGTGGTACATTCGACCTAGACACAGACAGTAATGGTCGTTGGTCCGTTGAGAAGTTCAAAGGACTTATTTTCCAAATCGAGCGCGATGCTAACGCTATCGCACAGGAAACTCGTCGCGGGAAGGGTAATGTAATCCTCTGCTCTGCAGACGTTGCATCTGCTTTAACCATGGCTGGTGTTCTCGATTATACACCTGCTCTTAACGCTAACCTTAACGTTGATGACACAGGCAATACATTTGCTGGTGTTCTTCAAGGTAAGTACAAAGTGTATATCGACCCATATTCTGCTAACAGTGCTGCTAATCAGTACTATGTTGCTGGATACAAAGGTTCCTCACCTTATGATGCTGGGCTATTTTATTGCCCCTACGTGCCATTGCAGATGGTTCGTGCCGTTGGTGAGAATACATTCCAACCTAAAATTGGTTTCAAAACTAGGTACGGAATGGTTGCTAACCCATTCGCCGAGGGTACTACCCAAGGTGCAGGTGCGTTGACAACTAACGCTAACCGTTACTACAGACGTGTAACTGTTTCGAACCTAATGTGATTAGAAGTTAATATTCTTCACATAACTAAAGGACTCTTCGGAGTCCTTTTTTTTATGCTTAGATAAATAGTTAAAAATCTGAAAATCATGACAAATTATCATATCAAAAGGACAAGTACTGTTGGTTCTGGTGTAGGTGATGTATATTATAAGGACGGTGACGTTTGGACTGAAACCTATGCAGATAGAAAGGTATATACTAATAAAACTACTGCAACCAATCAAAAAAATACCACAATTACTTTAAACGGTGTTACTTATGCACCTAAAGTTTGGTCCTCTAGTACTGTAATAACAGAATAAAATAATGGTATCACCTTTTGCTAGACAAATTGAGAATAGAAATTTCTTATCTCCAGTAGGATTTGAATTTACTTTGGGAAATTATCCTAAAGTATCTTTCTTATGTAATGCTGCAAGAATACCAGAAATAACTTTAGGAACAGTGTCTCAACCGTCTTACTTAAAAGATATTGATGTTCCTGGAGAAAAACTTTCTTATGGGGAACTTAACTTAAGATTTCTGGTTGATGAGAATATGGAAAATTATATGGCAGTTCATAACTGGTTGACTGGTTTAGGATTTCCAGAAACACCAGAAGAGTTTAAGACTCAAACTACCGATGAAGATGGTATTCGGGATATGAAAGAACAGTGGAGTGATGGATCTCTTAATATTTTAAATTCAAATTATAGAACTAGTGCTATAGTTAAGTTTAAAGATCTTTTTCCTACTAGTTTAACATCCTTGGAATTTGATGCCACAGAAACTGATATAAATTACTTTACAGCAGACGCTACCTTTAGATACACTCTATACAACATTTTAGCAACTGACGGAACTCCCTTATGAATCTTGACACTTCGACGCTGTTAACTGGTTTACAGTTTAAACAGTCATTACGTTATGGTGAAAATCCACATCAACAAGCATCATGGTGTATCTTTCCAGATGAAGGTATATCAAATGCTAATCAATTACAAGGTAAAGATTTAAGTTATAATAATTTAATAGATTTAGAGGCAGCAATCTCAACAGTACAGGAATTTAAAGATGAACCTGCTGTTGTGGTTATTAAACACACCAATCCTTGTGGAGTTGCAATAGGATCTGATATTTACA